CGCGGCCGAGCCATGAGCGCCACCACGGCGAGCCGGCGCCGTAGATGATGGTGGTGGCCAACGCCGGCACCACCGCGGCGAGTGCGATGTACCCGGCGAGGTGGTTGATTGCGTGCGGCGTCATTGTGGATATCCCCCCTGAATGATGGCTCGAAACTTGTCGGCAAAGTGGTTGCTTTCTCGGCTCGCTTTCACCACCGCGAGGGCATCTCGGGTCTCACCAATGAGCGTATCGACGTCACGCCGCGACTGGCGTGACTCCACTAGGGCGCGTCGCGCCTCGAGCCTGCCGCTTGTGTTCTCGTTTATCGGGGTCATCGAGCGCCATCCTTTGCCACCTCATCGAGCGAACCGAGCAAGTGCGTTGTGAGCTTGGCGAGCTCGGCCACCTCGGCGAGTTGGTCGGTCACCTTGTCGGCCCGCTCCCGCTCCTCGAGCCTGGCCTCACGATAGTAGTCACGCGACTGCTTGAGCTCAGCATAGGCGGCGTCCTGTACGCCGGCGAGCTCGGTGTGATGCTTGACGAGCTCGGCGATGGCGGCCGCGTGCGCCTCTTTTAGATTGGTCACGATCTTGTCACGGGCGACGATGATGTCGGCCACCCGGCGCTCGTGCTGGCCTTTAGTGAGTAGTCGGTCGGTCAAGATGGCCACGATAAACGCGCCGACCCCGATGCCTGATATGACCGCGCCGGCCGGGGTCGTGCTGATAAACCACTCGTAGAGGCTCACTAGTACTTGACCGCCCGGTTGAACACAAAGCTCGGCTGGATATTGTTGTGGGCTTGGCTGGCGTTGGCGGCCGCGTTGGCCGCGGTGGTGTCGGTGTACGCGAAACCGGGCACGCTCCCCACCCAGGGCTGACTACCGCCTGTTGTCAGAAAGGGGTTCCCGTTCCCCGATCCGTGCGTGTGCGCGGGTAGGCCTGATTGCGCTGCAGTCAACGTCTCGGTCTCGGTGCCCATCCTGGCGCCGAGGGTGCCGAAAGTACCGGATGCCGCCTTGGTGACGGCGGCGCGGCCGCGCGGGTCAGGTAAGCGGAACTGCGCGGCAGTCTCGCCACCGGTGTTGTACCGCGTGCCAAGCACCGCAAAGAGCGCGGGATAGGTGGCGCGCAACTGGACAGAACCATCCTCGAGGAGAAAGCCGAGCGGCGCCGTGGTCCAATGCCCGGCGATGGATGAGCCCACCGGAATATCGCTACCGGGCACGGTGTCGAGTGTGCCGACGATGACGTAGCTACGGCCTTGAGGCAGCAGCACGACGCGGTCGCCGGCACGCGGGGGGAGACCGGCCCAAGGGTACGTCTTGACGCCCATAAGAGTCTCGCCGTCAAAGAGCACCATCGGCCGGCCGGTGCCACTAAAGCCGGGGTCGACGGTGCCGAGCTTGACCGGCTTGTCTTGGCTCGGCGTGGGCCCCTCGGGGTCGGCGGCGTAGCCTGCCACCGAGTCTAGAAAAGCCCGCGCGAGCTCGTTGCCGTCACTCATACCGAGACCACCCGCCTCACGGTGTGTGCCATTGTCGCGCCTGTCTCTAAGGGGAGCTCCCAGGTGTGTTCCGAATACTTGCCGTCGATGGCTAGGGCGTCGATCTTGAGGGCGACGACATCGGCGTTACTGTGCATCGGCATGGCGGCCGTGTTGAATTTGACGTTCTCAAAGACTTGGCTCGCCTCGAAACCGAGCCGGGCCGCCTTGGCGTTGATGGTCGTTTGGTCGGCGGCATCCTCCTCGGTGCGAAAGTCGACGATGACGCGGCCGCGCGACACGGTCGAGGTCGGCGAGGTGGGGCTCGTGTTGGTGTACGTGCCGACGATGGCCGGCAGGTCGGCCTCGCTCTTGACGAGCACCCACTTGTTGGGCACCCCGAACAGGTCGATTGTCTGGCCGACCTTGCCGGTGATGACGCTGGCGTTGTCGTCGTTGTACGTGTACTCGGGACCGCGCACGGCCGGCGACTGATAGGGCCGGCACACGAGGCGGCCGGTCTCGTCGAACCATGCAGACTCGTAGTTGATGGCGGCGAGCAGGTCGTTGAGAATGCGCAGCTTGGTCGTGCCGGGTTCCCACTCGAGCGTGGTGGCCAGCGTCAAGCTCGAGGGCACGATTGAGGCGGCGAGGCCAAAGACGAGCGTGGCGATGGCGGTGGTGTAAACGGTGCCGGCCGGGATGCTGTAGCGGTCGGCGACCTTGTCTTGCTGCAGCACGAGCAACTGGTCGTAGGCGTCAACCTCGCGCATCACGACGTCGTCATCGTCGACGGTGCGCTCGGGGGTGGCCAAGAGAAAGACGCCGAGGGGCCACTCGACATAACCCGGCCGCGTGTCGGGGAGCTCGATGAGCTCGCGCTTGATTGAGGCCGAGCCGTGAGGGGCGCCCACCCACTCATGCTCGATGCCACCGGCGACAATGTCGCTGGCCGTATCACCGTCGAAGTAGCCCCCCGAATAGTCGCCCTCGACGAGATACCAAGCGTCCCACAGGATTGATTCGCCGGGGTTGCCGCCAGCATAGAGGCGCACCGTATTGAGTCCGGCAAAAGACGCCGGCGTGGTGAAGGTGGCGGCGAGTGTTGCCTCGCCGGCGACGTTGGGGGCCATCGGGTTAGCGCGCAAGCCCCCGTTGAAGTAGGCGAAGATGCTAATGCGCTGCCCACCGGTGGCGCCCGGCGCCAACGAGGTGAGCGGCGCCTCAAGCTTGAGCGTGGCCCCGATGGTGTATAGCGTGTTTGGCTTGAGCGAGGCGACGCCGCCCTCTATCATGCTCACGACGTCGATGTAGCCATCGGGGTTGGTGTCCGAGGTGCGGGTCGCGCGCACCGAGTAGGTGCCACTCTTTGCCCAAGAAGCATCTTGCGTCAAGGTCACCCTGTTAGTGCTCATGCTGGCGAGGCCGGTCTCGACCGAGGGGTTGGTGAATAAGTTACGCGCGATGACGGCGCCGGGGCCGAGGGTTGGGTTTCCCCCGACGGCCAGCCGGCACCACGGCCGGATGCGGTCTTTTAGGTAGTTGATACCGCCGCGGTCGAGGATTGTAAACTTGGCCGTTCGCTTGATGTCGGCGAGCGCGTTGTTGCTCACCTTGCCGCCGATGACCCAGTCGAGCGGGCCGGTGTAGTTGTTGAGCTCGTCGAGCCGGTCGTAACGGTAGCTCATCGAGCGCGCACCGTGGCGGGCGGTGAGCGCGTCGATAACCTCGGCGTCGGTGTAGTTGCCCGCGGGGTCGAGTGACTGCATGTTTAGGCCGCCTCGTCATAGTCGACGGCGATGAGGCTCACGCCGATAGCGGTGCCGGCACGGCCGTCGGCGATGCTCGGCGACGAGTTGAGGCCGGCGAACAAGAGGCGGCCGCGGTTGTCTCGGTAGCAGATTGCGCGCCGGTTACGCATGGCCGCCCGCCACCACTCCACCGCGGCGTCGTGCTCGGCGCCGAACGGGACGAAGATCGTCACCTTGAGCCCGCGCGACTCAATCTCGCCGTATTCGATGATGGGCTTGCCGCGGCCGCGCACTTTGAGCACCGCGGTCTCGACGTCGATGACCTCGGTGCGGCCGTCGGCGTGGAGGTAATTGCGCTCGGTATCGCCGGGCTCGGTCGGGTCAAAGACCCACACGCCGACGAGTTGCGGCGCGGTGATGGTGACGGTGTCGCTGATTGCCTCGGCCATTAGCTCACTCCTCGCACTCGGTAGTCGTAGCCTCGAGCCGAGCGCACCGCTCGGTCGGTGTAGGTGCCAGCGCGCGGCACGGTGCCGACCTCAGCGAAAGCGTCGTTGGTGCCCGCCTCGCGGCGCTCAATGATGTTGGCGACCACCTCGGGCCGCGAGCCGGTCGGCGTCGGGTTGATGACCTGAATGACGACGGCCGAGTCGGTGAGGGTTGCCGAGATTATCGGCGCCATCGGCGTGCCGTAGCTCGTGGTGAGTAGTCGGTTGGCGGTCACGGTCGGGGTGCCCGGCGCATTGGTGACGATTGAGACCTCGATGCGCACCGGCGTATCG